GGAGCTGGCCCTGTTCGATCGGACCGTGTCGGGCGCGGACTGGTTCTCCGGCGCGAACCAGTGGCTCTTCACGGCGCGGCCGGGTGGCGGCCCGGTCGCTGGTATGGGTGAGGCCTTGCCGATCGAGTTGTATATCGGGCCTCCGTGGCCGGCGGCGGGAACGCCGGGGGTCTACTTCGATGTCACGACCGATGACGTCGGCTACTGCGAGATCGGGACGGGGATCTGAATATGGCTCTTCCAGCATGGGCGGCGCGGTTCGCGAACCTGCGGGGCCAGCCCGGCCCCGCAGGTCCTGTCGGCCCGCGGGGTCTGCGGGGCCTGCCGGGTCCGGCCGGTGATCGGGGTCTTCCGGGCACGAACGCTGTGCCGACGGCGCAGGCGATCGCGGACAACATCTCCGCGGCGGATTCCCCGGCGTGGCGGTCGATCATGCAGCTGGGCATGCCGGCTGCACGTGATGGGCGCTCGTATCGGTTCTTCGCGGGCGTGATCCGTAACGACGGGGCGGGTTGGTATGCGCTGCCGACGTCGACGAATCACCGTCCGGTGAACATCACCGGGGTGGAGACGATCCCCGCAAGCGAGGACGCCGGCGGTGGCTATATTCGCGTGCACTACGACATGGGCGCGAACATGACCGTTCTCGGCGCGGCGCTGCCGGATGAGACCCTCGCGGCGAATGGTTTCGCGGTGGGCACGTCGGTCGCGTCGAACTACATGGACATCCGCATCTCGCAGTCGCTGATGGGCTACTCGGATTACGTGTACTTCGATGGCACGCAGTGGCGGTCCCAGTGGGGCAACATCACCGTTGACAACTTCACGCCGCCGCTGCTGACGCTCTCGCACCCCCCGATCCCGTCCGAGGCGAACATGGCCGTCTCGCTCAGCCCGCGTGGGACGACGCATGACGCGGTCGTCGACGAGGGCACCAGCCCGGTCGATTCGCGGCTGCTGCGGCTGATGGTGCGTGAGCAGCAGCGCGCCGTGTCCGACTACGTGTACTGGGACGGCACCCAGTTCGTGTCACAGAACGGCGTCTTCACGACGTCGTGGGCGTCGTCGAAGCTCACTCTCGGGCACCCGTCGGCGTCGCTGTCGGCGATGGCGGCGCTGCGCACGTCCCTGTCCCCGCGCCGTGGCGCCTCCGGTGTCGCTACGCCCCTGGTCTCCGCGACGCGGCCGGCGGCGGTGGACATCGAGTTCGTCGACGCGGCCGGGAACCTCCTCACCTCCCCGAACGCCAACATGCGCCTGGGCGTCACTCACGGCGGCGGTGGGCCGACTCCGGCGACGGGCCCCTCTTCGGGCATGCGGTTCTTCATCTCTCGCGGTGGCGGTCAGATCAAGTGGGACCCCGCCGCGCTCACCACGACCCGCTACCCGTCCTCGAACATCTGGTTGTTCGGGTTCATGGGCTCCCGTGGAGCCGACGAAGACTGACTCATCCACTATTCAGGGCCGCCCCTCCTCGTGAGGCGCGGGGCTTCGTCATTCCCAGAAGGAAGGAGGCCGCATGGCCGAGAACATCGTGAGGGTCGATGGTTGGCCGGTCGCTGCGGGGACCGCGCACGCCTTCCTCACCCGACTCAAGCCCGCTTTCGAGCGCGCGTTCCCCGGGATCACGCTGCACGTGTACTCCGGGTACCGGAGCGCTGCAGAGCAGGAGACGATATTCCGGCAGCGGTACCGCCCGAATGCGCACTCTCCCTACGGCGACTATCGCTGGTGGAACGGTGTCCGGTGGGGGCGCACGCAGCCCGGCGGAACGGTCGCTGTGCCCGGCACGTCCAACCATGGGTCCGGTCACGCGCTCGACATCCGCGACTCCGGCTCCACGCCGGGTGTGACCCGGTGGAACAACGCGCGGTCGAACTGGATCCGCGCGAACGCCCGCTCCCATGGCTTCAACCCCGACGGCTTCACGTTCGACGAGCCGTGGCACATCACCTATCTCGGCAACCCGTGGGCCGGCGAAGCGCCCGCGGGAACCGACCAGGGCGGCGCGCTGCCCGCAACGTCTGAGGAGGACGAAATGGCATATCCGATCAAGTGGCGCGACCACCTCTACCTCGTGGGAACGGGCTTCATCTCCCACCTGAACAACGCGAAGGCCGCGACTCTCTCGCGGAACATCGTCGCCGCGGACGACAAGTGGATCGGTGTGAGCGAGACGGAGTTCAAGCAGCAGCTCGACAGCTTCGGCATCCCCCAGAACGTCGTGGACTTCAAGACCGGGCACGTGCTCGACCCCGGCACGGGCAAGAAGATCCGCGGCGGTGTCTGGAGCTGGGCGCGGGCCGCGTTCCACCAGGCCGGCGGCAAGACCCCCTGATGCGCGCGCTGCGCCGACTGTGGCGGGCGTCGGTGTGGCATCCCGACGCGATCGATCCCGACGAGCACGCCTACCGCAACCTGAAACGGGTCTGGTTGCCCCTCTACGACGTGATCGCGGTGGCCGTGGGCATCACGGCACTCGTGTTCGGTTCACGGCTCCTCGACCGCATCTTCGGGCACCCGTGGACCGACACCATCGGGGCAACGTTCCTCACGGCCGCGACGGTCTGTCTGATCGGGGTCGCCTTCCCTCGACTGTGGCCCGTCGAAGCGGTCGCGAAGTGCGTGCTCGTGGGCATGCTCATCGGCTACATCGCCGCGATCGTCCTGTTCCCCGCCGAGGGAGAGACGAACTGGTTCGTCGTGTGCATGATCGCCCTCGCCCTCCCCCTACCCCTGTTCCGGCTCGGGCTGATCGGGGAGGAGTGGAAGGAAAGCCAGGCCAGAGGAGACGCACCGTGACCCCGGAAATCATCCTCGGCATCATCGGCACCGTCGGAACGGTCCTCTGCGGCCTGTTCCTGCTGCTCGGCAAGCGGGGTGAGACCCGAGGAGCGGTGAAGACCTCCCTCGACGCCCGAATCGACGCGCGAGTGAAAGCGGAACTTGACCGCGTCTACACGCGCCTCGACGACGTGGAACGTCTCGCCGTGCGCCGCTCTTCAGCGTTCGCCCGCATCCTCCGCGCGATCGCTGACCAGTGGGGCGACGCGCACGGCCCCAACCTCGACCCCCTCGACATCGCGGAGGTCGAAGACACCATCCCTCCGGCATGGATCCGGAGATCTCGAAAGGACACCACCCTATGACCACTCCCAGCCCGACCCCGAACGTCATCGTCGAGAACCCGGCGATCCGGAAGGGCGCGAACATCGTTCTCGGCGTCGTCGGCATCCTCGTCGGCGCGACCATCGTCTTCGACGTCGCCTCCCCTGCGGTCGACCTGTCCGAGATCACCACGCCTGTGACGGCCGTGTACGGCTTCCTCGCCGGCGTTTTCGGTCTCGCCGTCACCACGCCCAACGTGCCCACGAAGACGCGCGTCTGATGGCCGCGCCGATCCTGCGCTACTTCACGTACGCGCACCTGCCCGCAGGGCCGCTGCGCGACACGTCCGAGCTGTTCGCGTCGCTCGCGAGCGACATCGACGGCTCCCTGCCCGACGGGCCCGAGAAGTCGACCGCTCTGCGCAAGCTCCTCGAAGCCAAGGACGCCGCCGTGCGCTCCGCCCTCGACGCCTGACCACAACAGCACCGCCCCTCCTGGGTGAGCTTCCGACGCCAACCGGCGGCGAGCTCCCCGGGAGGGGCGGTTTCGTGCGTTGCGAGGCTTCGAGCTCGTCGGGGCCGCTTCGTGTGGGTCAGCGAGCGCCGTAGATGCGGCGCAGTCGGGTGCGGGCGTCGGGGTGGCGGATGAGCCATTCGATTAGTCGGCGGTCGGTGGGGTTGGTGGAGTCGGGGCGGGGGAGTGTCTTGCGGTGCTCCAGGCGTAGCGCGAGCTCGACGAGTGGCCCGTCCGGGGGGTTGGGGGTGGTGACGGGGTTCCAGGGGATGTCGAGTTCGTGGATGAGGCGTCCGACGCGGTGGGTGGTGATGCCGAGGACGGCCGCGGTGGCGCGCATGGGGAGTCCTTGCTCGTGCAGCGCGATCATCCACGCGCGGAGGTCGGGGTATCTGGCCGCGGTGGCTTCGTCGTGGAGTCGGTCGAGGATGCCCTGGTGGTGTCGGGACCAGTCGCGGGCGATGGACGTGGTGTGGTCCCATCCGGGCGCGACCTGGTCGAGGGTACGGCGTCGGGCGGCGCTGAGCGTGGCGGCTCGGGCGGCTCGCCGTTGCCGCTCCAGCCATCGACCCAGGCGCTGCTCTTCCTCACGGTGCGGGGCGCCCTGGGGTGGGCGCTGGCGGGGGAGGTGGCCGATCTGTTGGTAGAGGGCGGAGAGGTCGAGGGCGGTCTGTTTCCATTGCTGTCGCCGGTCGGCCGCTTCCCACCCGGGGAGGGACTTGTCGAGGAGCTGGATGCGGTCCAGGCGGAGGCGGCCGGCGTTGTGCTGTCGGCGCTGCTCGGTGACCCATGCGCCGAGTGACGCTTCGGACGGTTCCGCGCGGGCGGAGTTCTTCGGGAGTCGTCCCCGCGCCGCCCGCCACGCGACCACGTCCGCCAGCCGTTCCTCCCAGTCATAATCGCCAGCCGCTTGCCGCCGCCCAGCAGTCCGCGCCGCTGGGGGCGGGGGAGTGCGGCCGGGGCGGTTGGGGTTCCGTGGTCGGTTTGCCGCGAGGGTGGCGAGGTGGGTGTCTGCTCGCTCTTGCCAGGCGTCCTGCATCCGGGCGGCGAGGGAGCCGGAGACGAGCTTGGTTGTTCGTCCGAGCCCGTGTCGGGCGCGGTACTCCGCCGCGTTCATGCCATGCGCGTGTCGCGCGTGAGTGCCCAGGCTGTCGAACCCCTCCCCGCAGTCGTGGCACACCAGGCGCCCTTTCCCGTCGGTGGCGAGGAGCCCGTACCGCCCCCACCCGTCGCGCTCGCCGTAGCGGGGCTCGCTCACGATGCTTCTCCCGACTGCTGCGCGTGGCGGGTGCGGGTGAGGAGTCGGCGGCGGTTGTCGACGGCGGCGTAGGTGCGGCCGAGGTCGGCGGCGATGTCTTCGATGCGGCGGGAGCGGTCCATGACCGCGTCGTCTTCGTCGGCTCTCCAGGGCTCGCCGTGGCTGACGGCGGTCTGGCGGGTGCGGTCCTGCCGCTCGCGCATGGACGCGTCGTGCGCGGCCTGGCAGATGTCGCAGTGGCACCCGCGGTGGTAGCCGCCAAGGCCGTGGGTGACGGGGCCGCGGGCGATGCCGCGCTCGCGTTCGTCGCGCTTGTACTCGCTGCGCGCGGCGACGCACACGGGGTGCATGCATCCGGTCTGCCAGCAGACGGGCCGGCCGTGGATGATGCGGGTGGGGGCCTGGCGGGTGAGGCCGAGCGCGCGCACGCGCGTGCCGATCGTCGTCGAGGACACTCCGAGCGCCACGGCGATCTGGTCGTAGGTGTCACCGGCCGCGAACCGCGTCCGCAGCGTCTGGTCGCGTGCGGGCGTCCACCGGCTGCGGGCGCCGGTGTCCCGTCCGGCGCGCTTCGCTGCCCCGTGCACGGTCGCGAGGGACACGCTGAGGCGGTCCGAGATGGCCTGGTAGGTGAGGCCCTCATCGAGTAGCGGCAGGATCTCCGCGTCACGACGCGGCCGCTGTGCAGGTGCGACGGTCCCTGTCCGGGTGAGGACGGCCTGCACGGTCGAGGCGGGCACGTCCACGAGCGCCGCGATCCGCCGCCGCGAGAGACCAACCGCGTGAAGGCGGGCGATCTCCTCCGCGGTGGCGTCGTCGGTGCGCCTGGTCATGCCCAGTCGAGCATCGCGTCGGGCACCCGGTCAACGAGGCGGGCGCCGAGGGCGAGATACCAGCCGCGGGGCCGGGGGCCGTCGGGGAGGCTGATGATGACGCCGCCGCCGGCGCCCTCGGCGAGCCGGGCGACCTCCCGGTCGTGCCGGCGACGCAGCTCGCCGATGTCCGCGCAGACGCCTTCGCGTGCGGCGAACCGTCCGCGTTCCCAGTCCTTCACCGCCTGACGGGACACGCTGAGCTCGTCGGCGAACTCATTCTGGGTGAGGCCGATGAGGTGGCGAGTCGCTGCGATCTCCGCCCCGGTCATCCGGTCGGTCATGATGGGCTCCTCTCGAAAGCGCCCCACCCTGATCGGGTGGGGCGCTTGTCGTGTCTCAGACGCGGTCCGCGGCCTGCTCGGCGAGCGTGGTGAGAACCTCGCGCGCCTCTGCCTCGGTCCAGCCATCGATGCTGTCGATGTCGGTGTCCCCGGTGACGGCCTGATCGGTGATGTCGAGGGAGGCGAGCACCTCGTGCTGCTCGATGTCGAAGGCGGTAGCGAGTGCGGCGATGGTGGTCATGTCAGATGTCCTATCTGTGTGGCTGGGAGCTTGTCTCCCTCGCTCTACCACCAGCATAACCTACCAAAAAGGAAAGTGCAAGCGTGTGGGGAAAGAGGATCACTCCCCGTACTGCACGAGCCCCTCGGCCCACTCGATGTCGCATCCCCGGCACCACCATCCCCGCGGATGCCAGTGCAGCACCGTGCCACACGACGGGCAATGCGGCTCGACAACGTCGGCCAGGAGGTCACGGGGCCGCTCAGGGCTCATGTCGGCTCGATGAGCGAGGGGTCGGACGGGTCGACGCGCTGCACGCTGTTGACCTTGCTGTCGACGATGTGCGTGTGCAGCGTGCTCGCGACGGTGTCGGACACGTCGGTAAGCATCTGCTGCAGCCCGGCATCGCCCGGGCCGGTGAGCCAGTCGTCCCACGCCTCGGCGGGCAGGAAAGCGGGCATGCGGTCGTGGACCTCGCCTGACGCGTCGCGGGCCTCGCGGGTGATGACGGCGAATCGCGGCTCGCCGTCGACGTCGCGCCACAGGCCCGCGGCGGTGAGGAGCCCGTCCCCGTGGATGAAATGCGCCGTCTTCGGACTCTTGGTGCCGGTCCACTCGTAGTAGCCCGTCATGGGTACGAGAGCCCGCCGCTCCCGGAACGACGGCGCCCACCATCCGCCGCCGAGCTTCTCGATCCGCGCGTTGATCCCCGGTCGGCCGTGAGCTGCCGCCGGCATGGGGATGTCCCACCCGGCGAGCACGAGCTCGCGCGCCTCGTCGTGCCGCCGCACGATCGGCGCACGGTCGGTCGGCGCGATCGAGTACGACGGCCGCCAGTCCTGCGGCCGCCCTCCCTGGGCGACGTATTCCCGGATGAGCTCGTCGGTCTCGGCGCTGAGCGCGAATCTGCCGCACATGCCGCCCAGTGTCTCACTCTCGGTCGGGTCCGCGATAGGTCCGCTGGTACCCGGTCGGGGGCGGTGCGGAGTGCGGACGCCAGGCGAGCGCCTGCCGTCCGGCCTTCACGCCTCGCTCCGTCCCGGGGTGAGCTTTGATCGCGTCCACGAGCACGGCCATCTCCGCATTTCCCTCGTTGAGGCCGGCCCACCGGCCGGCCTCTTCGGCGAGCAGGTCCGTCCGGTCCCCGGCGATCTCCCGTAGCTCCGCGAGGGCCGCGGCCGGGTCGGTGTCGAGGGCGTGCCGCTTGCAGCAGGAGGCGAGCGTGATCCGGAGGTGGGCTTCTGCGGGACTGACGCCGCTTCGTCTCTGAGCCATGCGGGGAGCGTACGCCGCCCCACCGACAGCACGCCCCATCGGCTAGGGTGGACAGCGCGTCGGGCAGTAGCCCGCCGAAATCGTAGCCCTGGCAGGCGGTCGGACGGCCTCTGAGCCAGGGTCGCGTGCTTTCCGGAGTCAGGACTGGCGCACGCTGAGCAGCTGGTGCCCCTCCGGGACGAGCTGCTGCAGCGCGTCTATGTCGTCCGCTTCGATCTCCCGCGTCTGCGTCGACCGATACTTCCCGTGCCCGATGATCTCGGTCGAGCCCTTCACCATCTCGACCCGAGCCTCGATCAGCTCGCTCCCGGCCGGCACTTGCGCCTCCAGGGCCTCGCGCAGGTCAGCCTGCACGTGAGCGGTCGCCGTGATCTCCGTCACGGCCGAGGGACGAATCAGACCAATCAGCACGAGGGAGAGCCTACGCCGAGCGTCGACGCCGCGATTCATAAGGTGCAGAATAAGGTGCAGCACGCCGAAGGCCCCAACTCTGTGAGGAGTCGGGGCCTTCGTTCTACCGCGTGTTTCTGCGGTGGTGGCGAGTGAGGGATTCGAACCCCCGAAGCATTCCGCGGCTGATTTACAGTCAGACCTCATGGCCTCCGCTGGGGGTCGCATAGGGTCGTTTTAGCCCGGAAAATCAAGGACGAGCCGCTCGGCGTTGTCGCTGCGAGTCGCGCTGATACGCTCCTGGTTCGCTCGATAGGGTGCAGAATAAGGTGCAGTCATCCACGCTGCTTCGAGCAGTGCGCCGGCGCCTCGCTTCCGCTCTTCGAGCGCGTGCGCGTAGACCTTCGAGAGCATCTTGATGTCGGAGTGCCCGAGGATTTCGGCCACGACGGTGAGGTCGAGGCCGGCGGCGATCATCCTCGATGCGGCCGTGTGGCGCGCCGTGTACGGCTTCGCGTGCGCGACGCCGGCCCGCTTCAGAAGGTTCGCCCACTGCTCGGAGTCACCGCCCGGAGTGATGGGGCGGCCTGGACGTCGTGCCGAGGTGAAGACGAAGCTGTGCACGATGTCGTCTGGCTCGTCTGCGTCGCGCCAGTCCTCCCACCGGGAAGCTCGCGACATCTCGGAGAGCTGCCGGTCCCGGTGGGAGAGGAAGGCGTCTGCGAGGTAGCCGGGGAGCGGGATCTTTCGGTAGTCGGGAGCAGCAGCATCGTCCGTCTTCGTGTACTTCACGAGACGCATCGCGCCGTTGACTTCCTGGATCTGCTGGCAGACGAGGATGGAGCCTTCTGTGAAGTCGATGTGGGGCCACTCGAGTGCGAGTCCTTCGCCGGGGCGTGGCCCTAGTTCGAGGGCGTACATGAACCGCGCCTTCGAGCGCGACTCGTCGAGCGCCCGATAGATCCGGTCGAGTTCCGACTCGGAGAACGGGCGCACCTTCTTACGCTCCGCCGAGGGAGGGGAGATCAGGAGCTTCGCGACGTTGGTCGCGACGCGACCGCGCTTGTCGGCGACGGTTAGCGATGCGCGGATGATCGAGTGCAGCTGGTAGGTGGTCGCGCCGGAGATGCCTCGCTTCGCGAGAGCGGCGTAGGCCTCCTCAAGGTGCTCGGGTTCGAGCTTGGCGAGGGTGATGTCACCGAGCCACGTCGGGAGGTATCGGTCGATGATCTCCTGATAGCCGGCGTGGGTCTTGATCTTGTGGTCGGCCTCCGTCGCCGTCATCCAGTGGTCGATCCAGGCCGAGAGCTTCGGTGATCGGCCGACAGCGAGCACGCCGTTGTCGCGTTGATTCTTAGCCTCTCGGAGCTTCTGCGCGACCTCGGTCTTCTTCGCGCCGGACACGTACTTCCGGCGGCCGTTGACGGTGACGTAGCCGCGCCAGCCCGTGTCGGTCTTGAAGACGCTGCCGTCGCCTTTCGCTGCGCGCCCCACTACGCGACCTCCTCCCGATACAACCAGTCCCCGACGCCCAGCCCTGGCCGTACGTATACCGTGTCGCCGAGCCGCACGACGTCGCGCTGATATGCGGTCACGAGCTCGTCGGCGACCTGCAGGTCGACTGCCATCGACGGCACGTGCCCATCGCGCTCACGCTCGGTCGCCACGTATTCCTCGGTCCGGATGAGGCGATGGGCCGCCCACCGCTGCGCGGCGGCCTCCTGCCGCGCTCGCAGGATCAGCGCGTCGGTGGGGTGGTGTCCTAGCACGTGGTGTGCGATCTCGTGCGCCATGACCGACCGCAGCACCCGTCCCCGCATCCCCGGCCGCAGCCGGATGCAGCGCTCGCCGGGGTGGTATCCGGAGCGGTGGGTGCCGTGGTGCTCGACGACGGACAGGCCGAGCTCGGACGCGAGGTCCCACATGTCGGTGCGCACGGTCATGCTCCTCCGTCGAAGTCGGCGTCCTCGCCCTCGGGGAACTCGTTGATGCTGTCGTTCGCGACGAGGTCGTGGTCGGACTGCTTCAGCACGGAATGCTCAGCCTCGGCGAGAACGGCTGAGGCGCTGGTGCCTACTGACTCGGCCAGTACGCCAAGCTCCCCAACGGTCGCGGCCGGGGCCTCCTGGCGGAGGATGATCCCGATCCGGTTCATCGACATCCCCGTGGCGGCGGCGAGCTGGCGTCGGGTCATTCCCGAGTGTTCGACGTGCGACAGCAGCTTCTCGGCGATACGCCTGTCGAAGTCGGTCAGGGTCTTCTTGGTTCTAGCCACCTCGTGAGTGTACCGATTTGGGTTCACTGCGCGCAACAGGTTTGACACTGGACCTATTTAGGTTCATGATTGCCACATGAAAAAGAACCCAAATAGGTTCACAGCTCTCGATGGGGCCGTCGCCGCGGAGGTTCGTGCTGACATCGCACGCGACCCCGACGCCACGGTGAAGGGTATCGCGGAGAAGCTCTTCATGCGGCGGGCAACCCTGTCGTCTCGCGTGAACGGACACGCCGCGTTCGCTCCGTCTCTGCTCGCCGCTGTGGCGGACGAGCTAGGGACGACCGCCAGCGCCATCGTTGCTCGGGCGGAAGCTCGCCTCGCCGAGGAAGCCGACGTCGAGGAGACAAAGGCGGTAGCGGCATGAGAGTCATGTCATCTGAAGCGCTCATTGACCTCAAGTGGGTCGGGGAGCCAGAGCAGGGCCCATCGGGCTTTCCCATCGGGCGTCAGCCGGACTTGGCCGGGAACAGCGAACCGCTTCCGGCCGATGCGCTGGCAGAGGATGGACCATCGCGGCGCAATCTCACGGGGGAGGTATCCGATGAGGCGCTTCGCGTGGACCGCGACTGCGTTCGGATCCGTCTTGTTCCGCGGTTCCGCGACAAGGACGAAGATGTAGTCGCCAACCTTGGGAACGTCGCGCTGATGGTAGCTGGTGCCTTTGACCGCAGTGTCGAGGGTGCCCCCTCGCAGTTCGAGGTATCGCGCCATGATGCCGAGCTTACCGACGAGGCGGTGGCGGCATGAGCGTGAAGCTGATGAAGATCACCGAGGCGGCGAAGGCCCTCGGTGTGGGACGCGACTGGGTGTACCGCCGTATCGAACTGGGGGAGATCCCCATCGTCGAGCTCGGCGACACCCGCAAGAACCAGAGGATCCGTGAGGCCGACCTCGAAGCGTTCATCGACAAGCGCACCTACGGCGTGAAGACGAGCGCTGCAGCATGAGCGCTTCGTGGAGAGCCTCTGACGTGCTGCGTGCTCTCGCCCTGGCCGTGGTGGTGCTGATCGTGGCGGGTTGTTTGCTCGATGGCGTCTGGAACGGGCGTTTGATCCTGGTGGTGCTGACCCTGGTCCCGGCTCTGCTTCCGGACGAGGTGTACACGCGTCGTTTCTGGGTTGGAGGGGCGTGTCTGGATTGCCGGGATGGTCGGCATCTCTCGTGTGAGGGCTGTCCGTGTCCGGTGGATCACTCGATCGAGGAGTATCTCGCGGCTCTCGATGACGAGGCCGACGACATCGACCTGCATCGCGTGTAGCGCGGCGTCTCAGCAACGAAGAAGCGCCGCCCGGGCTGGACCCCGGGGCGGCGCTGGAAAGGACAGCATGATGTCCCAGCAGAAGCATATCGAAACGGATCCGAGGCCGGCGGGTGACCCCGCGCGCAAGGCGGAACTGGTCCGCGTGCTGCGCGAGTCCCGTTCCCCGCGTGATGCGGCGGATTCGGCGTGGATGGTCGCCGGCGCGGTGGCGTTCCTCGTCGCGGTGTGCGCGCTCGTGATCGTGCTGGTGGGTGCGTGATGGCCGGCCCGGCGATCTTGTCGCAGCTCACCGGTGATGACGCTCGTGCGCGTCGGGCCGATGGGCTCACGTCGCAAGCGGCGGCGGATTCGATCAGCGCGGAGGCGTTGGAGGCGTCCGAGGTGGAGGTGCTCACGATCCTGCGGGAGGCGGGGCGTCCGGTCACGGCGGAGGCGGTGGAGCGGCGTCACGCACAGCGCGTGTGGCAGTTGAACGGGGTGCACCAGTACAGCCCGTCGCGGTTGCGGACAGCGGTCGCGCAGCTGAAGAAGAAGGGCGCCGTCGTGGAGGACGGCGTGGGGAAGACGACCAGTGGGCGTGCGGCGAAGACGATGCGCCTCGCCATGAAGGGGGAAGCATGACCATCATCGACAGTGCGACGACCGCGACGGTTGTCGCGACATCGGGCAACGAGGATCACTGGCACGAGGTGCGCGGCACCGGGGTGACCGCGTCGATCATCCACGCGATCGCGTCGGGATCGAAGTCGACGTGGCGGCGGATCCTCGACGATCAGCTCAACGGGGGCTCGTTCAAGGGGAACCGGCACACGCGTCGCGGTCATGAGCGTGAGCCGTTCCTGATCGCGTACCTCGCCGACATGCTCGGGGAGGAGATCCGCGCCGAAGGCGAGCTGTACGCCGCGGTGGTGAACCCGCGGTTCATGGCGACGCCCGATGGTGTCGGCCGTGGCTTCGGGGCGGAGGCAAAGTCCCACGACCACGGCAAGGACCTCTCATCGATCCCCGCCGATCACTACGACCAGATGCAGTGGGGCATGTTCGTCCTCGGTTTCCGGACGTGGGCGTACGTGCGGGAGGTGATGGGCGAGGACGGGGAGCCCACCCTGGACGCACCGTCGGTGCGGTGGGTGGACCGGGACGACGACCGGATCAGCGTGCTCGTGGAGCGCGCGGAAGCGTACCTCGCATGGCGAGACGCCGGCGCCCCGGTCGATGACGACGACCTCCCGGAGGACTTCGCAGACGTCGTGGGCCCGTGGCTGGACGCGGTCGCACGCCGGGACGCGGCCGTCGCGGTCGCGAAGACGCTCGAGGGGCGCGTGCGCGCGCTGATCGCTCGCCGTGAGGACTCCGACGAGACCGGGTGGAAGGCGTCCTCGGCCAGGGGCGGATTCACGTACTCGGTGACCGAGAAGCAGGTCCTCGACGAGGCCGCATGGAGGACCGCGGAGCCCGACGGGTACGCCGAGGTGCAGGACCTGAAGGCCCGCCTCGCCGCCGCAGAGGCCGCGGCCGCGGAGATATACGCGAAGACCACCAAGACGCGCCGGCTGCTGCCTGTGCAGCCGAAGGGAGACGACCAGTGACCACCCCCACGACCGACGACGTCGCGCAGACCCTCGCCGAGTACGAGCGCCTCGCGATCGAGAGCGGAGAGTTCGACGGGGCCGAGGCCCCCGAGTTCAACAGCGGCGAGACCACTATGCTCGGCCTCGCGTGGACGCCATTCTGGCTTGACCGCGAGACCCCGCCCGCACTGGCCCGCGCGACCGTCTACCGCAAGGGGATCTCTCACCCCATCACGGTGATCGTGTCGTGGGAAGAGTCCCTCCCAGCCGATGAGGCGTGGCGAGAGCTGTGGCTGGCGAAGCCGATGAAGCTGTTCGGCGCGTACGTGCTGCGCGCGGCACTGCGCCGGGCGTTCCGCGACGTGATCGGCGCGCGCCGCGAGCCCGACGAGATCGACCCCGCCGCCCCCACCACGCCGCCCGCACCCGAGGGGAAGAGTGCGGACGATGCCGCGGGCTATGAGGCGGCGATCGCCGCGGTGCAGACCGTCGAGGACCTCGACGTGCTCCACAAGCGGATGAAGCGTGCCCGCGCGGTCACGGTGCAGTTGGAGGGCAAGCTCCGCGCGCGCCGCCGCGAGCTCTCCGAGCAGCCCGCCGGCGACGCATGGACGCCCGAGAAGCCCGAGAAGGCCGAGAAGCCGGAGCAGGCCAAGCCCGCCGAGGTTGAGAAGCCCGCGCAGCCGAAGCGCCGCCGCCCCCGCAAGGGCAACAGGGAGACCCAGACCGCGCGGGACGAGTCCCGTCCGGTGGCGTCGGTGGAAGCCGCGATGCGTGACGCCCTCGCCCGCAAGGACAGGGGCCAGTGATGGACGCGGTCAACCCGGTGACCGGGGAGGTCGACGAGACGGAGTCCGCCCTCGTCCCCCTGCATATCGCGGGGCTGGATGAGGAGGAGATCGCGGGCATGTTCCCCTCTCCGGTGCAGGTGGCGGGGGCGATGCTGATCGCCCGGAAGCGTCTCGCGGACGCGCCGGCGGCGCTGGACAAGCTCTCCGGCGCGCTGAAAGCCGCCAAGCGGGATCTCGTCGTCGCCCGCGCTCTCGCGTTCGCCCGCTACCGCGACGAGGGCTGGTCGGTGGGGGACGCGCGGGCGCTCGTCGACAGCGACGAGAAGGTCCAGACCACCCGCGAGGCAGCCGATGACGCGGAGCTGCGCCTCGAGTACGGCCGCGAGCTCCGAAAGACCCTCGACAAAGACATCGACCTCCTCAGGTCCCTGAACGCCAACTACCGGGCGGAGCACTCATGACCACCACGACTATCGACGCGTCCGACATCGTCGTGACCCGCGATCTGAAGATGTCCACCCCGGACCTGGGGTGGCTGGCTTCCGGCCTGCTCGCCGCGGCCGCGACCGACGAGGTCTTCGGCGTCCGCTGCCACGCGCACATCGTCGCTGAAGGGCTCTCCGCGATCGCCGTCGCCACCGACGGATACCGGATCCACCAAATGCACCTGTCGCTGCGCGCACCGGTGGACCCGGTGGAGGCGGTCATCCCGCGGGACTTGCTCGTGTGGGCCAAGCGCAACGCGCGCACGTTCAAGCCGAAGCGGGACTCGCTGATCGAACCGGTCGCGCACCTGACGCTCACCGTCCCCGCGATCAAGGACGACAACAGCGTCGCCGGCTGGGTCGCAGCGGTGTACCGGGAGTGGGACGACGAGGCCGCACCGTCGGCACGGTTCGACGCTCCCCTCGCGCGGGAGGCGTACCCGAACACGGGCCGGATGATCGACATCGCCCGCAGCTCGCAGCCATCCGCCCCGCATGCGCTCGCCCTGTCCCACCTCGCCGACACGCAGCACCTGCAGACGTCCTTCACCGCGGTGCCCGTGATCGCGTACACCGTCGGATCGACCGGGAAGCCCGGCCCGGCGATCTTGGACTTCTGGGAGGGCGCGAACCTCCGCGCGACCGCGCTGATCCAGCCCACCAGCGGAGCGGGAGACGAGGACTGAGATGGAGGCTCTCTTCAGCGTCCCGATCCAGGGGCCCGAGACAGATGAACGCTTCACGCCGGCGTGGCTGCTCGCCGCGCTCGGCGAGACGTTCGACACCGACCCGGCGTCCCCGGTCGGCCTGGACACGTTCGTGCCGGCGACGACCCGCTACACGCGGGAGGACGACGGGCTGCTGCAGCCGTGGCACGGGTTCGTGTGGTGCAACCCGCCGTTCAGCAATGCGACCCCGTGGGCGGAACGCTTCATCGCGCACGGCAACGGCATCTGGCTCGGCCCCGTCGCGAACAGCCGGTGGTTCCTCTCGATGCTCCGCACCGCGGATGCCATCTGGCACATGAAGGACTTCGCGTTCGTGCACCCCTCCCACGCCGGCAAGCGCGCTTCGATGCCGCTGTGCATCTTCGGATACGGCGACCGGGCAACAGCCGCCGTTACGCGCGCCTCGCAGGCTCTTCCCGACGCCGGCGTGCTGCTGACCAGGCTCGGAGGCACAGCATGACGCCCCCGGTTGTCGCCGTGGACGCGTTCGCGGGAGTGGGGTGGGGTGTCGCGTGCCACCGGCTCGGGATCCGCGAGTTCGGGATCGAGAAGGCGCCCGCGGCGATCCGGTCGCGGTCGGCGAACGGCATGCGCACCATCGCCCGCGACGTGTGGTCCGCGCTGTTCCACCCGTGGCTCGTCCCCGCCCATCGGCTCTACATCGCGTCGCCGCCGTGCCAGACCTTCAGCATGGCCGGGAACGGGGAAGGCCGGAAGGCGCTCGCCGACGTGCTCGACGCGATCGACGGGGAGCTGTGGAAGGACCCCGCCGCGCTGCATGGCCTGACGGAGGTGATGGACCCGCGGACGGCGCTCGTCCTGACTCCCCTCGCGCACATCTGGGCGCACCGCCCCGAGCTCGTCGCGCTGGAGCAGGTTCCCGAGGTGCTGCCCGTGTGGCACGCGATCGCCGCCGTGCTCCGCACGCTCGGCTACTCGGTGTGGGCGGGCATCCTCCGCGCCGAGCAGTACGGCGTCCCGCAGACGCGGAAGCGGGCGATCCTCATGGCCCGCCTCGACGGGAAGGTGCAGCCCCCGACCCCGACGCACTCCCGCTACTACTCCACCGATCCCGGCCGCCTCGACCAGGGCGTGCAGAAGTGGGTGTCGATGGCCGAGGCGCTCGGCTGGGATGCGGATGATCCCCGGGAGGCTCATGCGCTGCGCGGCAAGGGCCAGACCGAGCGGTACGGGGAGCGTCCCGGCCGGCGAGCGGACCAGCCGGCCCCGACGCTGCGCGC